CAGCCAATCGCCTTGGGAATGGACAGACGTGCAAATTGCCGGGGTCATGGGGGTTCTCCAGCTTGAGAGCAGTTTTGACTCTGGAATTCAGAACCAACAAGGCGGTTCAGCGTATGGGCTATGTCAATGGTTAGGCACGAGACTTACAGAGTTACAAGCTTTTGCCAAAACGCAACCTGGAAGAACACAACCAGATGTTTTTGAAAAGACAACCCCACCGACCAATCCAGTCAACTTCCTTTACGGAGGAAGTTTTACACAGGGCTTATCTTCGGATTTTGATATACAAATTCTATTTTTAAAAGGAGAGCTTTTAGGAACCCAAGGTGGGGGGGTCTATAAAAACCTCAAAGTAAACGATAAAATAAAAGCATCAACCACCGTTGAGCAGGCAGTTCGAGTTTGGTTAGAACTTTTTGAAGGTATTCCTGAATATATAACTAAGAATGGGCGAAGGGTGCGCAATGTGCACTGGACTAAGCAAGCGCATTTACCTAAACGAATTGGCTATGCTAATGACTTTTTAAAAAGGATGAAGGAGACGGCAGAAACTAAAACCACACTAAATCGCACGAGTGATGCAGTTAAACGTTTTAAAGGAAAATCGTTTTACGGAGCTTACTAATACCTTTAATATGCCTGAGTACTACCCTAAATCCCAAATACAGACAAACCTATATAGTAACAACGGCTATCAAAAAATCAGCGACGGTACTTATTATACAGGCCCGTATTGGAGAACATCTAAAGGAAAATACTACACCGGTGCAACTCCAGATTTTATACAAAGTGAAGAATTAATACCTGCACTAAACAGTAAGCCGGCTGGAACCGATGCAACACAGCCTGATTTTGTACCTGAACCGTATATACCGAATTTGACCGGGAGAACGTTACCGGCATACTACCTATCTGCTCCGGCACCGGAAGACTATAAAGCCGGTTCTTTTTTACGGTATTTTTACAGGAGAATAAACCAACCTATTTTTGTAGAAATTTCTAAAGAGGATTACAACGCATTAAAGCAACAAGACAGTAAATACGATTGGGCGGTGACTAATCCGTTCACCGTACTGTGGACTATTACCGGAGATAAGAAGCACGTAGAAAAGACTAATCAAAACGTTGTTCTCATAATACAACAAAGAGCTCTTAATAATTTAAGAGGGTTAACTACCTACTTTCAGGGCGATTATTTAAAGTTTTATAAGGAATAAATACTGCTTATATTACTAAAAATAGTTATGTTTTATATAGTAGAAGAAGATACACAAATACAATACTTAGTTAATAGCCAGTATGAGGAGTGTTATATTGAAATTATAACAACAGGTTATCAAGAACATCCTCAATTAACTGATCCATGTTTGGTGTATATCCGCCCGCTTACTTACCACAAAGGGTTAATAATACCTGTTAATCATTCAGAAGGAATTAACGTAACGTACAGTAAGATACTTGAAGTACTTGAATCAATAAAGACTGTATATACTCCTGATAAAAAGTTTTTACTTTACTTTGTAAAACATAAAAACATAGTAGATATATCGCTTCTGTATTCTCTGAACGAGTTTAAACCTCTCGAATTAGCTTCAGATTCAAGGTATGTGCAGATACTAACCCACAAATACCCTCAGCACCCAGATCTAAATAAAATTATACCAATTACGTTGCATTACGATAAATGCGAAAAAAATTACACTAAAGCTGAAAAAATAATTAATCGGTACAGAGCATTTCTAAGCGATCCTAGTTGGGGATTTTATAATACCGATATGGCCGGTATATTCTATTGTATAGAGAAAAACGGTTTAAAGGTACGGAGACAAGAGTTCTTGACAGCCTTTACACCTAATGTACCCTCAAGATCGATACGGAGAGATCAAGTCTTCTCATGTTATAACATAAATAACGTAACTGGTAGACCTTCTAATTCATTTAACAGTATTAATTTTTTAGCTATACCTAAAACAGAGGTACGAGAAACTCTAATACCGGCAAACGGTTTATTTATGGAGATTGATTACGATGGGTATCATGTAAGATTACTTGGGGAATTAGTTGAGTATAAATTTACTGAAGAGTCTATACACACTCAGTTAGGTAGGTACTATTTTAAAAAAGATACTTTAACCGAAGAAGAGTATAAACAATCAAAACAAAAAACATTTCAATACCTGTATAGCAGTCAAATTCAAGAAGTCATACATATTCCGTTTTTTAAGAAAGTATCGGAATATGCCGAGAAGATTTGGAATACATTTGTAACTGAGAAAGAGATTAGAGTACCCGGATCTAATAAACTATTTACGCATAAGGTAGCTGACCTGACTAAACAAAAGCTACTAAACTACTTTATTCAGAACTTTGAGACTACAAGAAATGTTAGGGTGTTAAAGGAATTATTGCGAATGTTAACTAAATACAAAACTAAAATCGTACTAAACACATATGATGCAGTCCTTTTTGATATGCATCCAGAAGAGAAAGACGAAATACTTCCGTTAATAGAAGTTATAGCTACTACTCAAGGTACATACCCGGTTAAGGTAAAATACGGAAAATCTTATTTTTTCTAAAAACTACCTTATTTATATTAAAGAAGTGGTATAAAATGGTGACTAAAATACTGTGTACGTTTTTAGGGAAAGAAGAAATTCCGGATAGGATTGAACTACTTAGTAAGACATACAGTATTCTTTTTGATAGAATTTTTATACTTTATAGCAATAACAGCCAAGAGTATATACTTAGCTACAGCGTTAGTTCTGAGAGCTTAGATAGACTACCCTCCAACACTATTACCGTACATCGAAAAAAAGAATCGAACACACTTTATACAATCAATGCATTAAATCAAGTAGTATATAACCTAAACGGCGGTGTATTAGATAAGAGCTATCCTATACCTTGGGATAAATACAGGAACAGTATACTGTTAACAAAAGGTCCAGACCTAAGAATTTTACATACTAAATTATTCGATATCGTAGATTTGAAAGTTGCTAATTAGTATTATTTTTGATATACTATTAGAAAAACTAATAAATTTATGGATATTAATGCAATTAAGGCTAAACTAGCCGGCATGAATCGTTCTCAGGATAAAGAGAAGATCGATTATGCTAAAGTTTTCTGGAATCCTGGAATCGGATCTCACCAGATAAGGATTGTACCCTCTATGTATAGTCCTACATTACCATTTACCGAGCTGTTCTTTCACTACAATATCGGTAAATACCCTATGATAGCACTTACGAACTTCGGGGAGCAAGACCCTATCGTTGAATTTGTAGCTGAGTTGAAAAAGACTTCTGACAAAGATAACTGGTCCTTAGCTGGTAAACTAGCACCTAAGATGAGAATCTTTGCACCTGTTGTTGTTAGAGGTGAAGAAGAGATGGGAGTACGGCTATGGAGCTTTGGTAAGACTATTCAAAAAGCTTTATTCACTTTAGCTACCGATGAAGAGATTGGGGACTTCACCGATATTATTAACGGAAGAGATTTAACAGTGGATAAGGTTGCAGGTAACCCGTATCCCGAAACAACTGTTAGGCCTAGGATAAAAGAGAGTTCTTTAACTAAAGATAATGCTTTGGTAGAGAAATGGCTTAAAGAACAGCCTAACCCTCTTGAATGTTTTACCAAGTATGACTACGCTTTTATTAAAAAGCAGCTACAAGCCTGGCTTAATCCAGAAGAAGCTATAGAAGAGGCAACACCTGCTGCTACTACTCCTGCTGCAGAAGTACAAGAACCAACACAGCCTCCGGTGGCCAAGACAAATAAGGTAATGTCTGATTTCAGTGATTTATTTGATTAATAGATGAATAAGAAAAAAGCAATTTCTGAGAGCGCTACTGCTGCTATTAAAGCAGGCTTTGATTTATCAAAATTTAAGGACAATAAAAAACTGTCTTCAAGTAGTGTTAAATTTAAAGCACAGAAGTGGATTCCATTATCACCAGCTTTTCAAGCAATAACAAGTATACCCGGTATACCTACAGGGCATATAACATTGCTTAGAGGGCATAGCGATACGGGTAAGACTACCTCACTGCTGGAGGCAGCAGTAGCCTCCCAGCGAATGGGAATACTTCCGGTTTTTATTATTACGGAGATGAAATGGTCATGGGAGCATGCTATACAGATGGGTCTAGAAGTAAACGAAATTGTAGATAAAGAAACTGGTGAAGTGATTGATTACGATGGATTCTTTATTTATACCGACAGGAGCAGGATCGATACTATCGAGGATGTTGCCGAGTTTATTTTAGATCTAATCGACGAGCAGAAGAAAGGACATTTGCCTTACGATATGATGTTCTTTTGGGATTCTGTAGGATCAGTACCTTGTGAATTATCAGTTAGGTCTAATAAGAATAATAACGAATGGAATAGCGGGGCCATGTCTACACAATTTGGTAATAATGTAAATCAGAAAATATTATTATCACGAAAAGAAGCATCACCGTACACTAATACTCTTGTCTGTATTAATAAAGTCTGGACTATGAAACCAGACGCACCGATGGGACAACCTAAGATGATGAACAAAGGAGGAATGTCTATGTGGTACGATGCTACGTTAGTAGTTACGTACGGTAATATAACAAACCCAGGTACCTCCAAGTTGAAAGCTGTTAAAGACGGTCTGCAGGTAGAGTTCGCAAAAAGAACCAACATACAGGTAGAGAAGAATCATATCAACGGAGTACAAACACGCGGTAGGATTATTATGACACCACATGGGTTTATTGAGGATACACCAAAAGCCGTAGAAGATTATAAAAAGCAACACAAAGAACACTGGCTAAACATATTCGGTACTGTAGATTTTGAACTGAAAGAAGAAGGTAACATGGAAGAGGATAAAGTAGTAGTCAGTGAAATCGAACCATAACGACCTATTAGAGAAACTTCAGCCCAGGCCTCCTAGAAAACTTAACGACCATATACTGTTGGTCGATGCGTTAAACACGTT